GTCTTATATTAGGTTCTATGATAAAGAACAAGAAATAGAAGATATCTACGTAAAGAATGGCTACAGAGTTATCTACCCAGAAAATCACGGACTTATAGAGCAGGTAAAAATTTTTAGTAGTGCGTCACATATGGCTGGACTTTCTGGGACATGGATCTTTAATGTTTTCTGGGCTGACAAGAATACGGTAGTTCATGAAATAAAACCAACAAACCACAAATATCACTATGATGTTTTTGGTCAATATTGCGTAGATCAATATCAACATTTGGACTTTACAGCATTGTCGCACTATGATATAATTAAAAGCATAGAGACTTTAGTCGGGGGACAGCAATGAACAAAGAAATACTTGCACCAGGGATAGTGTTATACAGATCGGACAAGGCTGAGGTTGAGAATATCTTTAATCAACTAGAGCCAGCAATAGGAACTCGTTGGAATCAGGCCATGGCTGTGAATACTGAAACTCTAGCCAGCGAAGTAATTGAATCAAGAAGTTGCTACGACTACCCACTATCTGGAGCTGGAGCTATTGGCCATCAAAAGGATCTGTATGATTCTGTGGATAAATGGATAGCTCCAAAGATTGAAGATTTTGTTAGTCAGTATAGCATTGAGAGATTGACGGCTGGCCCGTATATCTTTTTAAAGTATAAAAAGTCTAATAAGTTTGACTGGCATATAGACGATGGAAATAAATTCCCTAGAACGGTATCTGTTAGTGCCTATATTAACGATGACTATGAGGGTGGAGAAATAGAATTTCAGCATTTTGGAATTAGCCATAAGCCAAAAGCTGGAGACATTATTGTTTTTGGATCTTCATTTTCTTATCTTCACAGAGTTAAGCCAGTAACTAATGGAACTAGATATGCAGTAGTCAATTGGTATCGCTATGATGGATACCCGATGATGATGGGAAACTAAATGTTTAATCCTAAAGTTATTGATAACTTTTTAAATGAAAAAGACTCTCAATACTTGGTTAATTTTTTGTCAACTTCTGATTTATGGGTTAGCGGTGGTTCTGAGTTTTGGGATAATCGTGTTATAAATTATCACGATATTCTACGGGCTGATAGAGAAGCTGCAGTTATAATGCTTGATGCAAACATAAAATGTAAACAAACAATTAAAAACTTGTATGATTTAGAGAAAGATGTTTACTCTGACACCCTTCAGCTGGTTAGATGGTTTCCAGAAATGGAGCAACCACCGCATGCAGATGATATGACAAATACTGATGTGCATGGGTTTGAGCATAGAGTTTTTGGATCAATTGTATACCTTAATGATAACTACTCTGGGGGGCACACGTATTATCCAAAGCATAATTTTGATATAACTCCAAAATCTGGATCACTAGCAATACATCCAGGAGATCCAGAACACCTTCACGGCGTAACAAAGATTGAGGGATCAATTAGATATACTATGGCATCTTTTTGGACATTTGAAAAGGATAGGTCTCATGACTGGCCCATTCCTTAATGATCCAGGGTACGAAGTTCCAAATAACACTATCCTAATTGTTCCAAGCTCAAGCAATAATGATGGTTGGTACAAAGACATAATCATGCCACTAAAGGGAGAGCCAAAAAGAGATTGGTTTACTCCACACTTTTATTACTGTCTTCCGTTAAACATTGGAAATCAATATGGGTTTGTTATTAAATCTTTAAGAGACTTTGAGATAACCTGGGATGGCACTGAAAATGATGCACAGATTAAATTTTTAAATGAAGACAATGCAGAGAAGCAAGTCATACAAACTGGTTTTAGCCAGGGGATAATTACTGTACAGAATCATTTTTCAATAAAAACTCCAATAGGAATAAATACAATGGCAATTCAGCCACCAAATATGTTTATTCCTGGATGCATCTCTATGACTGGAGTAATAGAGACTGATCAGATAAAGAGAGATTTTACCTTTAACTTTAAGATGACAATTCCAAATGTTACAGTTACAGTAAAAAAGGGTGATCCACTAGGAGCTTTTATTCCTATTCCACGATACTTTGTTGATCAATTTGACATAGCATTAGTAACAGACATATTTGACAAAGAACTACATGAGAATGAAAACAAAGAGGCACAAAGGCTTACGGAAGAACGAAATGGGGTAGACAAGACAAAACCCCATCAGTCTGGGAGAAGGTACTTCAACGGAACAAATTCGGATGATACTCCATACTCAGACCATCAAAAAAGGCTAACATAGCAAAGCTATCTATGATATACTTTATATGGAGAAAATATGGCATACGAACTAACTAACCAAGAGAAGTCTAATATCATTGTTGAGCACCTAAAAACTTTGGAGACCAACAAGTTTGACCTTCAAGCTTCGCTGATAGAATGCCAAGCCTCCACAGAAAGTCAACAAGAGAATATTGATTCTTTGACCTTTCAAATATATGAGATTAATGTTAAGCAAAATGCTCTAGCAAAAGAATTAGCAAGCCTTAACACAGAGATGGGGAATATCTAATGGATAAATCAGAATTAGTTGTAATGGCATTACAGCAAAGAATCGGCGAACTTGTATCAAACTATGAAACACAGATAGCTTTACTTAGAGCAGAATTAACAAAAATGGCCCAAGACAGCCAAGAAAAAGATCAAACTATTCAAGAGTATTCTGAAAAGATAGAGGATCAAACTTCAATAGAAAATATAGATCAATGCTGAACTGTAAAAAGTGTAAAGGAAGAGTCTTTGTTGATAGACAATTTAACTCTGTGATGCATATTGAAACATATTGCGTAAGATGCGGAGACAGAAAATTCTATCATCCACCACAAGATACCACGGAGGGCAGATGGCTACTGCTAAACGAAAAATTCAGAGCGAAGAATACAATAACGAGTCTGTAATAAAAGGAAACCAGAAGGTTTGGTTTTTAAATGGTGACCTTGTAAGGGTACACCATACCTCAAGATCAACTGGTATGGTTTCTCTATACAATATTACACAGGATAGACTTGAGAGCTGCCTTCGTACTGATTTTAGACGTAATAGAGAAAGAGCCTACACTATAGCAGAGACAGCTATCCTTGTCAATAGGCATCGCAAGTATTTACCAAGATTAATGAAGAATGGAACTATTCCAGGACCAACTGGTTCTAGAAAAGGTGGGGAACCAGGATGGCAAGTAAGAGCATACTACTCTGAATCGCAAGTAAAAGAGATCCGTGCTATACTTGCAAGTATACATATTGGTCAGCCAAGAAAAGACAAATTAATAACAAACAACATGACTCCTACTAGCCAAGAGTTGACACGGCGAATGGGAGACGGTATACTTACATATACAAAGACAGAAGATGGAAGATTTATTCCAACTTGGTCAGAGAGCATTTAAAATAGGAATGGGTGGAGTAATGCAAAACGATTCAACAAAGGTAAACGTAACACTAGGATATACGCTTAATCTGGGTAACTTTCAGTCACTTAGACTTGATCTTGGAGTTGTAGATAGTAAGCGTGACGGTGAGAGCACGGCAGAAGCTTTTGAGCGAGTATACAAGTTTGTTGAAGACAAGCTTACTGAAAAGATCAACGAAGCTAAGTCAGAACTAGAAGAATAGTGGCAGACCGCAAAGACAGAATGGCTTTGCTCAGTCGCTACAATAAATTTTATACACAACGATATGAGCGTAAGTCTGGTATCAATCTAAATGTAGAACAGTGGGCTGCTGATGCCCTTGTTGAATCCTATGGTATGCCACAGTGTTATGACTTGCTAGAGTATTACTTTAGTGTGGCACAAGAACCTAATTGGAATTATTTTGCATACAATGCAGAAAAGATTCTTAATGGTAAACTAGAAGTAGAAGAAGATATTAAGCAAAGAGCAGCAATGAGACAGAAGGCAAAGGAGTGGCTAAGTGAATAACGCAGAGGCAAAAGTAATCTCCGCCGTATTAGAAGATAAGCAGTTGCATGTTTTGTTACAGGCAAATGTTGATACATTGCTCAGGACACATAAAGATGTTTGGAACTTTATTCGTCTTTATGCAGAAAATAATGGAACTGTTCCACCAACATCTTTGGTAGTTGAAAAGTTTAGAGACTTTCAGCCAGTCCCAGGAGTTGGTGCAACAAAACATCACCTTGAAGAATTACAGGCTTCATATCTTAACGATAGTCTCAAGGATATCCTTCGCTCTGCAGCAGGAGAAGTGCAAAGTGGTCAAGGTGTTCAAGCACTTGAAGAGCTTATTACTAAAACCTCAGAGCTCAAAAAGAACACTTCTGTAATTCGTGATATTGATGCAACAGATATTGATTCTGCTATTGCATACTTTGAGAATGTAAAAGAGCAACAGGCACTAGGATCTCGTGGAATTAAGACAGGTCTTCCAGGGTTTGACAACTATCTCCCATCTGGAATTATGCCAGGGCAGTTAGGAGTATTCCTAGCGTATCCTGGAATCGGTAAGTCATGGATGGCACTATACTTTGCTGTACAGGCATGGATGCAAGGCAAGACTCCTCTTATTATCTCCCTTGAAATGAGTGAGACAGAGGTTCGTAATCGTGTGTTTACTATCATGGGTGAAGGCCTTTGGTCTCATCGCAAATTATCTAATGGTGAAGTAGAACTAGATATGATGAAGAAATGGCATGCTAATAAGCTAAATGGTCGTCCACCTTTTCATATCATCTCTAATGATGGCGGAGGAGAAGTAACTCCATCTGTTATTCGTGGAAAGCTTGATCAGTATAAGCCTGACTTTGTAGTTGTTGACTATCTACAGCTTATGTCCCCAAACCAAAAGGCTGATAATGAAACGGTAAAGATGAAGAATCTTTCTCGTGAGCTAAAGCTTATGGCTATTAGTGAGAACGTCCCTATTATTGCTATCTCATCTGCTACACCAGATGACGTTAAAGACCTCTCTACGGTCCCTACGCTGGCTCAAACAGCATGGTCTAGACAGATTGCCTATGATGCTGACTGGGTGCTTGCATTAGGTCGTGGAACCAATAGCGACATTATTGAATGTGCATTCCGCAAGAACCGTAATGGTTTTATGGGTGACTTCTTAGTACAGTGTGACTTTGACAAGGGATATTATAAGTACAAGGACTTTGAAGATGGCAAGTAAAGAGTTATATACAGAAGAACAGATCCGCCGTGTCCTAAACGGTGCAGGAATTGATATTGAGGCAGAGTTTGGTTCTGACTTCATTATCTTTTGTCCGTACCACAATAACAATAGAACACCAGCTGGTGAGGTTTCTAAGGAATCAGGTTTGTTCTTTTGTTTTGGTTGCCAGACCACAAAGAACTTAGTTGAACTTATTATGTTTATGTCAAATAGAACATACTTTGAGGCAGTGCGATACATTGGAAGCAAGCAGCAAGAGACAGATATTACTGCAGTGGTAAACAAAGCACTATATGCACCTGCTGATTTTGTTCAATATGATGAGTTGCTAATTAAGAGATTAAATAATCAAGCACTTGAATCACCAAGAGCAATGAGATACTTTGAAGGTCGTAGCATAACAAAAGAATCTGTGCTAAAATTTAATCTAGGGTATTCTGAAAAACAAGATTCTGTAACCATACCAATGGCAACTCCTGATGGAATGACTATTGGATTTGTTGCTAGAACAATTGAGGGTAAAGACTTTAAGAATACCCCAGGGCTTCCAAAGAGTAAGATCTTGTTTAACCTTCATAGGGTAAAAACATCTTCAACAGTCTATGTAGTTGAATCATCATTTGATGCTATTAGACTTGACCAAGTAGGTTTCCCAGCAGTTGCAACACTGGGTGCTAATGTATCTGTATCACAGATTAAGCTATTAGAGAAGTACTTCAATAACGTTGTACTAGTTGCAGACAATGATGAGGCTGGTGCTATCATGAAAGATAAGCTAGTTGAAAAGCTAGGCCACCTTGTTACAGTAATACAGTTAGACAAAAAATATAAAGATATCGGCGATATGGATGATGATGCAATTAGAGAATTGGAATTCCAGTTTGACAACTCAATCATCGCCATGCTAAAATAATATAACAAACAAAATATAAGGAGATAAAATGGCAATCGTAAGAGGACTTAAAGATATCAGTGCCCTAGTAGACAAGCCTAAGTACGAAGGAACAGGAACAAAGGTTCGTTGGCTCAAGCTTGCTGATGGACAGGCAGTTAAGATTCGCTTTATTGAGGAGCTTGACGAAGACTCAGCAAACTACAATGCAGAACGTGGTCTTGCTCTTGTTGTATCAGAACACACAAATCCAAAGGACTACAAGCGTAAGGCTGTAGATACAATGGACACAGAAGGTCGTGACTGGGCAGAAGAAATGCATCGCAAGGATCCAAAGGCTGGCTGGAGAGCACGTCTTCGTTTCTACTGCAACGTACTCGTAGATGATGGAATTGAAGCACCATATGTGGCTATCTGGTCAATGGGTGTTAGCAAGCAGTCTGCGTTTAATACTATTCGTGAATATGCACTTGAGACAGGTAGCATTTCAAATCTTACTTGGAAGGTAAAGCGTAACGGTCAGGGAACTGAGACAAGTTACACACTTATTCCAGGTGGACCAGACAAGGAACCATTTGATTGGTCAACTGTTGAGCCATTCCCACTAGAGAAGGCACTCAACAAGATTCCTTACGCTGAACAGGAAGCCTTTTATTTAGGCTTTGACACACCTAATACTACTTCAACAAACATGGATTGGTAATATACTAGGTGAATTACGTAGGTTTGCATGTCCATACACACTATTCACTAATGGATGGTGTTGCTACTCCAGAAGAATATATTGACCGAGCAGTTGAACTTGGTATGCCAGCATTGGCTATCACAGATCACGGAACCTTATCTGGGCATCGGGAACTGTACCGCATTGCAAAAGCAAAGGGCATCAAACCAATTCTTGGCATAGAAGGCTATTTGGCATTAGATAGACACGATAAAAGGGATAAGTCCGAAAGGGTAGGTCCACTTGATGTTAACTACTTCCATATAGTCCTTCTTGCCAAGAACCAAAAGGGTCTTGAGAATCTTAATAAGCTTAATGAGATTGCTTGGACAGATGGGTTCTATAGAAAACCACGAATTGACTTTGAAGTATTAGACCAATATGGTGATGGCCTTATTGCTCTATCTGCTTGTCAGGGTGGACTTATTGCAAAGGCTATTGAGAACGAAGAGTATGCTTTTGCAAAAGAAAAGGTGCAGTGGTTTAAGAATCGTTTTAAAGATGATTTCTATATTGAGCTTATGCCACACAACCCAAAGAATATTAACGATGAGCTTGTTGCACTAGCAAAAGCATTTGACGTAAAGGTTGTTGTTACTCCTGATTGTCACCATGCTGACACAAGCCAAAAAGAAATTCAGGAGATGATGCTTCTCCTAAATACCCACGGTAAAGTACTAAAAGACTCAACCTTTGAGAAATCAAAGAAGATTGAGAACATGATGGAACGCTTAGATTACCTGTATGGAGAAGACCGTCAAATGTCTTTCCGTAGTTTTGATATTCACCTTCTTTCTTATGAAGAGATGAAGGCTGCAATGGCAGAACAAGGCCATACAGACGAAGAGATGTTCACAAGTTCTCTTGAGATTGCAGATAAAGTAGAAGATTATGACATTAAGTCTGGTCTAAATCTTCTTCCTGTGCAATACAAAGATCCAGATGCAGAGCTTAAGAGTCTAGCTATTGATGGATTAAAGGCTCGTGGACTTGATAAGAATGAAGATTATCTATCTCGTCTTGATGAAGAACTTTCTGTTATCAAGGATAAAAAGTTTGGACCTTACTTCTTGGTTGTACGCAACATGCTTAACTGGGCTAAGAAGGAAGGGATCATGGTTGGTCCTGGTCGTGGGTCTGCTGCTGGTTCATTGTTGTGTTATTCACTTGGTATTACAGATATTGATCCAATCCAGCACGGACTTCTGTTCTTCCGCTTCATTAACCCTGAGCGTAATGACTTCCCAGATATTGACTCAGATATTCAGGATACACGTCGTGATGAAGTTAAAGATTATCTAGTTAGACAGTATCGCCATGTTGCTTCCATTGCAACATTTATGCAGTTTAAAGACAAGAACATTGTTAAAGATGTTTCTCGTGTTCTTAACATCCCTTTGGCAGATGCTAACAAGGTAAATAAGCAGATTGATACTTGGGATGAATACTGTACATCAAAGTCTGCAGCATGGTTTAGAGAAAAGTATCCAGAGGTTGAAATCTATGGAGAGCAACTTCGTGGTCGTATTAAGGGTACAGGTATCCACGCTGCTGGTGTTGTAACATCTAAGGACCCAATCTTTAGGTATGCTCCTATGGAGACACGATCTGTTACTGGACAGGATGAGCGTATTCCTGTAGTTGCAGTAGATATGGGTGAGGCAGAAAACATTGGTCTAATTAAGATTGATGCTTTGGGTCTTAAAACTTTGACGGTACTTAAAGATTGTATTGATATTATTAAGGAGCGTGAAGGAACTAAGATTGACTTGCTCAAGCTTAACATGGATGATGCTAATGTATACAATATGCTTTCTGATGGGTACACAAAGGGTGTATTCCAGTGTGAAGCAGCACCATATACAAACCTATTGATTAAGATGCGTGTTAAAAATCTTGATGAACTAGCAGCATCTAACGCTCTTGTTCGTCCAGGTGCTATGAATACAATTGGTAAAGACTATATTGCTATTAAGCATGGTCGTCAAAATCCAGACTATAAGCACCAAGTTATTAAATCATTTACGGAGGAAACCTATGGCTGCATTCTTTACCAGGAACAGGTTATGCAAGCATGCGTACAACTTGGCGGTATGTCCATGTCGGAAGCGGATAAAGTTAGAAAGATCATTGGTAAGAAGAAAGATGCTAAAGAATTTGATGAGTTTAAAGATAAGTTCATTAAGGGAGCTTCTGCATACATTTCGCCGAATCAAGCTCTAGAGTTGTGGCAAGATTTTGAGGCTCACGCAGGGTACTCATTTAACAAGTCACACGCAGTAGCATATTCAACACTCTCATACTGGACAGCATGGTTAAAGTACCACTATCCACTAGAGTTTATGTATTCACTATTAAAGAATGAGAAGGATAAAGATGCACGTACTGAGTACCTTATTGAAGCAAAGAGAATGGGCATTAGCATTAAGCTACCTCACGTTAATGAGTCAGACATTGACTTTAAGATTGAAGGTAAGGGTATACGATTTGGTTTGTCAGGTATTAAGTTTATCTCAGATAAGATTGCTGAAAGATACATGGCAGCTAGACCTTTTAAGTCATACGCTGAACTTGAGCAGTTTACTTTTACTAAAGGAAACGGAGTTAACAGCCGTGCTCTTCAAGCACTACGAATTATCGGTGCAGCAACATTTGAAGACAGCCCACGAAATGACCAAGAGATTAAAGAAAACCTCTACGAATATCTAAACCTACCTGAGTTTAATATGCCTGTGCCACAACACTATTACGCATATATTCAGGAGGCAGAAGACTATGAAGAGACTGGATCATTTGTTATGCTGGGAATGATTAAGTCTGTTAAGCGTGGTAAAGGTTGGTCAAGAGTAGAATTTCTTGATAAAACTGGAAGCGTTGGAATCTTTGATGATGAAAATACAGCTATTGAAACAGGAAGAACCTATCTGATTTTGGTTAGTGATAACAG